GATGATTTATTAATGTCTTTATTTGAAATAAATGTTCCTGATGCAAATAAACAAAAGATATTTGATATGATAAAACCTTATCTTAAAGCTTTTATTAGAACTAATCAAATAAGAAATGGAAAGAATGCTAAAAAAAGATTTGCATTAAGAGATACAATAAAGGCTTCTAGGGAATTTGCAACTTTAATAGGTATTGATATAGCTGAATCAAATATTGTTAGTAGACAAGCAATTACAAAAGATTTTGAATTTGATATTAAGGATAGTAATTTAACTCCTTTAGAAAGTTTAGCTTTACTACCTAATAAAATATGGGAGGAAATAGAAAGGAATTGGAACTTGTTTGGATATGAAGGTTCTCCTTATTATATATCAATGGATGTGCATAGAAATGCTCATGTTGATACTGTAAGTTATATAAATAGTGTTGTACTTGAAATATTTGAAAGTAAGGTAGAATTAGATAAAAAACTTGGGAACTTTCAAGGAACTAATGAATCATGGGCGAAATCTCAAGATAATGAAGGAAGAATATATGTTAAAGCTATGGCTGAAAAGTATTTATCTATTTTGAAAAGTGTAAACAATATAGGTGCTGATACTATGAATTACAATGACGAGCTTATAGCATGGATGGAAGAATACGAACCTCAGTTTAAAGCATTAAGTGAAACAGCAAAGGCTGCAGCAACTGTATATTTCTTAAGAGGATTTATGAAGCTACAAGAACAAGCTATATCAGGTAAAAACAGATACCCTATATCTATACCTCCAGTTAGTTTAAATAAAAAGAATGTAAGTCTTTTAGATGCATCTATTATAAAACTATTTTTTAATGAATATAATAAAATTGTAAATGACGAAAGTAGAACTAAAGTAGGAAATGTTCGAAATGCAAAAGGTGGACAAGCTATAGAAATATTAATTAGAAAGGCATGTGGATAATGGGAAAATGTACTATAAACAAAGAAGCTTTAAATGAAATTTTTAAAAATGATGTTGAAAAAGATAATCTACCAGATAATGACCCTATTAATCAAATAGATACAGATGAAGCTACTAGAAAAGTTATTAGTTTAATTACAGGAGAATATAAAATAGGCGAATTTGTAGACCTTGATTATTTACATGAAAAATTTATTAAAGAATATGGCAAGGACTCTGAGAGAGAGTTTATTTCTGCTGCAATTATGGGTATTATGGAAGCATATCCTGGATTTAAAGGAGAGATATTTAGATTTATTAGGGAGATAGCTGGAGAATCTGGTACTAAGGTTGGAGTGACTGTTGTTAGAGATAAGAAAGAGGTTAAAAGAATGGATATATCCAGATTATCTGTAACAAATCTTATGACTATATATAATTTTGCTTTACAGCCAAAGAAATGGCAGAATAAAAAATCCATATTTAGGAGTAACGAAACTGTTGCATATTTTGATGGTTACTTTGCAAGAAAACTTACTCCAAGAAGAAGAGCAATGAGGGAACCATCTGGTGGTTTTGTAAGATTAGCAAAAGCTACAGAAGACCACGTAACAAATGTAGCCTCAAGAATAAATAAATTTACTTCTGACCATGTTATTGATGATGCTCAAGGAATGAATAAAGTAATAAATGATGTTGGTAAAATAGGGACTATGGTAAAGAAGACAAATGGAAGAAGTAAAACAATTGCTTTATTTGCTAGATATATGTCTGGATGGATTGAATTAAATGAAAATAATGAATTTATGATATATGAACATTACCTTGAAGAAATGGGAGAAGACGGTAAACCTACTGGTTTATATAAACATTATAACCCAATTTTATTAAAGGAATATACTCCTCCTAATGGAAAAAAGGGAGATTTTTATGTTGAATTGACTGAAGAACAAATTGATAAATTTTTACATTTAAGTAAAGAAGCAAGAAAAATAACTGATAAACTTTGGGAATATATGAAAGAGGAAATGCAGTTAAGTTTGGATAAATTAATGGATACACTAGTCAATGCTTTTGAAGGCACTGTTAGTCCAGAAAGATTAAAAATGTTATTTTTTAAAGGAAAGACAGAAATACAAGACCCTCGTACAGGAGAAATAACTAATTTATTAGAAGATTTTACTGATAATGATTTAAAACTTTATAATCAATTAAAGGATGTATTTGCATACAGTATTAATGATGATTTTGTAATGGCTAATGGAGGCAAGTCATTTCAAATGGATACTCAAGATACTGACCCTATATATAAACAAAGATATTGGCCTATTGTATATGATAGACAGAGATTTTTAGATGTATTAAATGTAGCTATACAAAAAGCAGAAACTGAGATTGGCGAATTAAGCCTTGCTGTAGAAACAGAAAAAGATAATGAAGGAAATGAATTAAGCGATGCTGCTGTTATAATTGCAATGAAAATGTTAAAGGACAAAATATCAAGATTAAGACATTTAACAATTGTAAGAAAAAGATTAATTGGTATGAAAGTAGATAATGCTGCAAATGCTGAAATTCCTTTTGGTTATGTATCTGATAATAAACATTTTAAAAGTGTCTCTAATGCCTTTGATATACATCAAATGAGAGTTGATGAGGGTGTATTTTATGATTATATTAAGTTTGCTATGACAGCTATACAAAGAAATATATTAGCATCAGAACTTGTTCAATCATTAGTAGACTCTAGAAGGATTAATAAACCAGGTATGCACGATGCTGTATCAAATGCTGCATTAAATTTATATAAGGTTATATATAATGACCCTACAGTAGAAGGAGCTTTTAGTAGAGGACCTTTATCTGGTATATTAGGTTCTACTGAAAAATTAAATGATGCTCTTAATCGAATAAGACCATGGAGAAAAAAGACTCCTGAACAAACACAGAGAACTTTAAACGCTATTAAAGGAGCTATAACTGGTCTTTATTTATCAGGACTTGGAACTACTGCTCAAAATTTTATAGATATGGGTAGAAATATACAAGATAGTGGGTTTAATCAATTTACAGATGCTCTTAAATTATATTTTGGGGATAAAGAAGATAAGAAAAAAATAAATAGATTAATTGAAATGTCAGGTATATTAGACTTTAGTGACTTTTTTAGCCAAGCTATGGTTAATGGAATTGTAGATGTACAATTAGAAGAAAAAGTTTCAGCTGCTATTATAAAGGAAATGATAGATTATCATTATAGAATTAAAAGAGGAATGAAAGCATCCAAGTCTGAAGCAATATTTAGAGAAAATATAAAGGGTTACTTAGAACAATCCACTGCTTTTACTACAGCAGAAGAATTTGTTATTATGGATTTAGAGGAAACTAAAGCTGCAAAGTATCAAAATAAGCAATCTAGAATAGCAACTAGAGTAAATAGATTAGTTGAGCATGCTATAAGACATCAGTATGTAATAGCTCCTGTGCTTAAAAACAAAAGTGCACTAAAAAATTGGACTAAATATTTTGCTATGAAACCTCTTGAATTTACTGGAGCTGCATTAGGTATGTGGAATTCTTCATTAAGAGCATTAAATCTTACTATGGATAATACTGAAAAAATGATAAGAAGTTTATCGTTTGTTATAGGTGCTCAGATGGCACAGGATTCAGACATGCTCCATAACAATATACCTTGGTATGAATTAGATATTAATAGAAAGAAAATTGATTCAAAAACAAAAAAATTAAGACCATTAGATGAAAATGAAAGAGCATTAGAATTACAGGATATTAATACTGTATTACAATGGGGAAAAGAAAGGAATTATAAAACAAACTTTCAATTATCAACACAAGGAGCAGGTGCGAATTTTTATGGAGAGATAGGTAAATTATGGGGAACATTTAAGAATTGGAGTACTCAAAAATTTGGGAGTGATGTTAGAAAGTTTTTGCAGGCTTATTTTTCTTATAAAAGTTTTGGAAAATCAAAGGATAATTTATTTGATAGAAAGGCAGCATCAAAAACATTCAGTTCTATTTTTACAGCTCCTATAAATACAAAAGAAATGAGAGCAAATAATGCCGCTGGTGCTTCCTTTGTTGATTTTATGAGGATTCAAGGAACAATAACAATAGCTATGGATTTGGCAGCTATAGGTGCAGGACCAATAGGATTAGGGCTTAGAGCAGCTATGTTTACATTTGGAGGTAAGCAATTAAAAGGATTTACTTCAGATTTAGTGTCTTTGATGTTTATGCCATTAATGTTAGGATTTAAATTTGCATGGCCAGATGATGATGATAATGAAGATTGGGATAGATGGGTGCAATATTATATAAGAAAGCTTCCAAATTTAGGATTTACTCCTATATGGGGTATGGATGTAATATGGGCTATAATAAATGCTTCTAGAGAACAAGAAACAAAAACTAAACAAAATTTAGTTAATTTTTCAAGACCATTTATTGGTGGAGGTACTTTATTTGGAGATATAGCTACTGAATATATTACAAAAAATTTATGGGAATATTTACATTCATTTGATGATTAAAACATTTGAGAAAAATAAAAAGTAACAATCATACCTACAATTATAGAAATAATGAATTCCATTAGCTTATATACTTATTGTTCAGTTTATTAAATCCTCCTAACAGAATTTGTAGCTGCAATCTCTCGCTTGCATTTAGTTTCTCATAACCTTTTTCAATTATACTTTCTATCATATCTGTATATACTGATAATTTAATTTCTTCTACTGCTTTCTTTTCTTTCTCTATTTTTTCCCAATCTTTATTTTTCACTTTTTTCTCCTATTAATTTTAAAAATTCTTCTAATTCAAATGTTATATATGTTTTTGTTCTGTTCCTTTTAAATACTACAGCAGGTATATTGTCCCCACAATTTTCTTCTGATTGAGACAAAGATTCCCATATGTTTAGCCTCTCTTGATTTTTACATTCAAAGCTAAACGGTATTAAATCCCTTGCTGCTGGAGAGAGAATGATGTCTTCACCAGACTCTCCCATAACAGCTGTTTTTACGTCACCCTGTCTTAGGGTAGGGAAATAATCATAAAGTTTGTCTCTTAGAAAGTTTTGCAGCCTCCTGCCTTTGCCTTTCCTCGATGATGGCTTCACTTGCACCTCTTTTTATTAGTTGTAAAACTTCAGTAAGTAATTCTAATCTTTGTTCCTGTACTAAAGTTACAATCTCTTTTACTACATTGTCAAGGTCATTATCGTTTGTGTATTTGGCAAATTCAACAAGATTTTCTGCTCTCTTCTTAATCGAACTCATTAAAGTCTCCTATAATTATTGGAACTTTCTCTTCTGTTATGCGTTTAATGCCTAAATCCTGAGCATTAAGAGCATATTTTCCAATATCAATCTTTAATTTTTCAGACAACTTATCTAAAGCTGCTTCACTTAATTGAATACCGATATCAGTAAAAGCTTTTCTTATATATTTTCTTGATAGTAACATTACAATCCTAATCTTGCATTTATTTTATTAACCTTTGAAGAAATTTCTTTTTGGTTAGTTTCTAAACTAGCTATCTTTTTATGCATTCCTATTACTATACCTTGTAATTCCATTAATTCTGTAATTTCTTTAATTACTTCTTTCTTTTTTTTGGTTGCCATCTTTTCTCCTTTCTGAAATACCATATCCAGTTTCTTTTTGTAATTTATTCATAACTTTTTTCAGTACTTTATTTGTAAAATTTTCAAATGCTAGATACTTTTTTTCCCTTTCTTTATCTGCATCCCATCCGCAGTTAGGACATTTCACATGGTTTACATACATTTATTACTCCCTTATTTTTCATTTGTTCTTTTGCTCTTTCTATATTTGGTGTAAAATATACATGACAATCTTTACATTCAAATTTAAGGTTCTGTAATTTCATAGTTTTTTTCCCATATAATTTTTGTTGATATGTTATTAATTTGTTAATAATATCGACATCAGACCTTATTTTTTTCATCTTTTCCATCATTCTCCTTTAATTTATCACGTTTATTTGAACTTTCTAAATGTTTTTTGAAATCAGATTCATCTCCTTTAAATGTAATATATGCTGAAAATCCTCTTCCAATACTATCTAATAAAGTCATGACATGATTTAAGTTATATGAAAGAATATTTATTTTTTCTTCTAATTGTCTTATGGTTGGTTTTTTAGCCATCGTTTTCTCCTTTTGTTTTTCTTTATTTAAAATAAGGGGAAAGCCAGCGCTCCTCTGACTCTCCCCTTTCTCCTCAGCGTTCCTCCATACTATGCAAAAACCTGGAGCAAATTATCTGTTATCTTTTGATTGTGTTCGAATGATGCCATAGTTGGTTTCTCATCATGCCATAATGTATCAGTACATGAATTATAGAAATCCCACATTGTTACATCATTATCTAAGATTTTAGTTTTTTCCTTTTCTAGGAAATGTGAACTAATCTTACCCCATAGTGTAACAGGTATTTCATTTAAACTAGTGTTTCTTAGGACAGCTAGTTCATTTAAATTAACTGGCGTTTCTGTCATCTTTCTCATTCTATCACATACTTCAGTTATATCATCTCCACAGTTATCTACTATCTTAGCTGCATTAATAATCTCATCTTCATAACCTTCAGATATTTTATTATGCTTGAACCTCATTAGATTCATAAAGTCTTTAGTAATCATACCATTAGTACATAGTAATCTTACGAGGAACGTTCTAAACTGTAGAGCTGTTGAACCATCATAACTATTCCAGAATCCCATACCTAGTGCAACATCATCACCTTTTAATATCTCTGTTGTATTAGTTTTAGACTGCATGAAATGTATGTATCTTTTACCATCAAAGAATGTTTTCATTGGACTCCAAGATAGTTTAGATTCAGTAGCTATTTCATTAGCCATGTCTCTTACCTCAGAATTAGGAACTAATAGATAGTTGCTACTTACTACTCCACATTCTTTCCACTTTAATCCTCCTTCAGATTTCATATCCTGTCTTTGTACAGCATAAGCTGAAGACGTGATACCTTGATAATCTAGAGGTACTTTTCTTATTTCTCCATATGGTTCTATCATTTTAACCCCCTAACGTGTTTGTTGTTTATTAATCTTACTCCAGGAATTTTATTTCCATCTTTTAATTCCTCAAGTATTCTCCGTTTATCCAGTCTTGTTTCAATCTTTTCAACATAATATTCATCTGGTATTTTAGATTCATCTATCACTTCTACCTTACCTGTTTGTATTATTTTAATTGGATTGAAATCATCATGAGCTGGAAGTTGTTTACTAGCTGCATAAGCTTCAACAACAAGACCTTTTAGTCTTTCTTGAGTATATTTAAGCTTTTTAATAACCATATCTGCTCTTTCTTTATACTCCTTAGCTAATTCAATCTTGCTATCTATGTTCTTATAAAACCAGTAAACACCATTTTCTTTATTATGTAATTCAGTATGTAATGTATCTAACTGTTCATCAATTTCCTGTTCAGTTAATTCAAAACTATTCTGAACTAACATAATATCTGTACTTATTTCACTTAAACTTCTTTTACTCATTGCTACTCCTTTGGAATTCTTCTATTCTTATTCCATTGATTTTAACTACTGCATTTAATGAACCTCTTTCTCTGTTAGCTTCTGTTTTAATAGTTAGAGTAGATAAAGTACCATCCAAGCCTTTATTTGCTTGTACTGATAATATCTTACTTGCATTATATGCTATTCTAAATGAACCTCTTGAAGAAGCTATTCCCATACCCTCTACCATAGCAGATTTAGTTATCTCAGAGATAGCAAATACTATCATATTATGTTTAACAGCAACTTCAGTTAGAGCACCAGCTATTTCTTCCATTTTAAGATTCAAATCTCTATGTCTTGATAGCAATAAACCCATATGGTCAATAACTACTATCTCAGGTTTTTCCTGTAACATAGATATTTTCTTCTCTAATTCAACAGCAAAACATGCATTATAATCAACATTTAACCAGTCAAACTTATCAGCCATTTTATATTGACCACTTGCATAATGCTCTTTTAACTCTTCTTCAGTCCATCCTTGTTCTATCATAATAAACCGCTGCCATATTTGTCTTGGGCTCATTTCCATTTCCAAGAAGTATGTTGGCTTCTTAAATGAATTAACCCAATTCTGTAATAACATAGTCTTCATAGACTTAGGTGGTGCTTGAATTACTACTAATTCTCCAGGATATATAGGAAAGTCAGCATTATATAGTTTACCTATATTAACTGGAACTACATCTCCTTTCAGCCAACTTATTAGATTTTCTTCCATATCAACAGCTGACATTATTCCTTGAGATTTCTTAGCTTTAAATAGTGTGCATGTAGAATTACAGTGTTTATCCATTATTTTATCATTACATCCATATCTATATCCACTACCATTATGTCCTTTATAACAATCAGTTACTATCCTTTCCATTTCTATTTCTTTAAATGGATTTTCTAATGTTGTTACTTTCTTTCTCCAATCTTCCATTACTAGCCTTACAACATTTTCAGGATATCTCCATCTAAGCCAAGCAGCTAGTCTTAAAGCAGTAGCATGTCTACCACCATAAGTTGTGCCTTTTAACATTGTCTGTATACATGGATATAACATAGGGTCTGGTTCTTTTCCTAAAGTTTCTTTGAACTTTATAGTTTGTTTTTTAACCTCCCTTTCAGTTACATCAAATACAGGTTCACATTGTAACATAGGTATTTCTATATGTCTTGGTTTATTTGCTATAGCTTTTATTCCTAAAGCATTTAGTTCAAGTAATTCATCATTCTTTATATAAACCTTCCATAGTTTAGATTTAGAATTTAATGTATTATTTAATCTAATGATTCTTGTCTTATCAGTTACTGATACATCAGCATATCTATATATACCTTTCTTATCAAGTTCATCTTTAACTTTTAAATGAAGATTTACATCTGGTTTCCATTTAAATGCTGTATCAGGTAATCCTACATGAAAACCTCTACCACTAAAATAAATATTAGTAGGAACACCAAGATTATTAAGCATAGAGATAAGTTTAATAGTTTTTTCTTGAGCTTCTTCAACTTCACTACCATCTACATCAAGCATAAATTCTCTTGGAAGATATATTATACCACTATATCCTGATAATGTTTTATTTTCATTGAAATACTCTACTACTGATTCATCATAACCATATAAGGATAGGAATGTATCTTTAGCAACATTTTCCCATTTAACAGAGTTATCACTTGGAAAGAAGTGATGTCTGTTTGATAATCCGAAAGCAAATTCTCTTATCATATTATTTCCCCTTATTGTAACAAAGAGAGCCTCACATATTCCTTTGCCTACAAGCATTGTCGTGCGCAGGACTTACAGGACCAGTTATTGGCTCTCTTTGAATTGATTAATTTACTAATTTACCAAGGCATATCATCACCGTTAGATGATTCCCCTTCAGTTTTTGTTTCAGTTGCAACACCATTAGCTTCATTTCTTCTTGCTTGGTATTTTTCAGCAGATTCTTTTATACGAGTAATTCTATTATCGTCAAATTTATCTACTATGTTTTCAAATGGTATAGCAGGCGCTACTTTCTGTGATATTTCAGAATAGCCATTAGCTTTCTTATAAAATAACACTTGTAATGATTTACCTTTTAAGCCATTTGATGAGTCATCAAGACTTGCAGCAGTTGTACCATCTTTATCCATTTCTTCTAATATAGTTGGATTAATATATCTAACCATATTACTTACAGAGAACTCTTCTCCGTCTTTATTACGAGCTTCCCATACTCTGCATTTCATTGTTTCAGGATATCCTTCAAAGAATAAGTCTATATATTTAGACCCATTGAAGTCACCTTTAGTAGCATCAGATACAGTTACAGTTTTCCAACCTTCATCATATCCTCCACCTTCTTTCTTAGTCACAACTATTCCCATAGCTATTTCTCCTTATTCATGTTCGTTAACGTTTTTAAACTTAAGGTTTTGCCACTACCTGGCTCACCTATTACAAGTACTTTAGCACTATCCCAGCCTACTTTATTTACAGCATCAAATATAATACTATAATCTTGTGGAATTTCTGCTTCAAGTAATTGTGTCCTATCTTTTGCATGACAATAATGTTCATCTCTTGCTGTTACCCACACATACTGACGAGTACCATCTTTAGCTTTACGAACTTTAGTATACAATACAAAATCAAACCATTTTCCTACATCTACCTTAGTAGAGCCTTCTATATATGGCATAACTCTCATTATACCATTTTCATTATCTTCTTGCATTTTAGAATGACAATTAACAATAAGATTAGCTGGTATAGCATTAGTGAAAGCAAAAAAGCTATCAAGATTTTCTTTAAGTTTACCCCATTGCTTTAATTGCATCTGTTCAGCTTTACCTTTTAGTTCTCTTGTATATTTTTTAGCCATTTCACTAGCAGTATCTATTACTAAACAATCAATTTCTACACCTTCTTTTGCTTTTATTTCATAACCTGATTGCTTAACAGATATACCACCAACTTTTACATCTCTTTCTATCTTTTTACGTGACCAGAGCTGACCTACAAAGTTTCTAAAGGAAGTAAAGTCATTAAAGTTTAATAAGGGTAACCCAAATTGTTCTTTAATAGCTTCTTTACTACCAATAGATTTATAGCCATTCTCTAAATCAATTAATAATGTTTTCACTTGTTTCTCCTTGTTTGATAGCATTATAATTTACACTTTCTCCAACAATTATTCAAGAAATTACTCATAATCTGGATAAATACCTGATTTTAGAGTATATCTTGCATAACCTTCCTTACCTTCTCTTTTAGACTCTATATTATAATGAGGAGGGTCGTGTCTCAAATTATGAATAAGAGCTCCAAGCCTCATTGAACGAAACATTTCATAAGCATCTTTCGGTGTTAT